ATGGCGATACTTTCATGAATGGTATAGCCACGGTGAAAGAGCCAGAACCTATGGCTGTAATATGAAAGCCTCTTGCTTTAGTTTGGGTTGACTTATCGGGTACACTCGTGTCAGGGTGTACCTAGATAAATTAACTAACCTTTGAAAGGGTAAAACAAAATGGAAAATGCATCTGACTACAATCTCGACGACATGGTGGCATCATGGGCTGTTGAGATATTCGAACAAACTGAAACCCGTGATGATGGTATGGACCTTGTGCACCAATATGTTGATGGTAGTGAGTGGGTTATATGGTACGGCAAAGCACACGATCTATGCCGCAACTGTAACACAGAACAGGGTGAAGACTTCGTAGCAGAATGTTACCCTGACAATGGTTTAAGCTATGATGACATGGCAACGGCTATAGCTTACGGTGAGATACAGGCTAGACTAGCTCAGGCTGTCGAAGGTCTATACGAAATGCAATCTGAATTGCTTAACTAATAGGAAGGATAAGACAATGACAATAGGTGGTTATACAATGAATGATAGTGGTTTTTCTATTGAAGTTAAACAGTACGAAGCAGGGTGGAGTTTCTTACTTCAAGGAGATGATGCAAATCAATTTCGCAGTGAATGGGAAACAGCTCAAAAATATGGTTTAAGTTTTGGTACATTTTTAAATGACCACGAATATAATACTCTATTTCAATAGAAAGGATAAGACAATGATGGATAAGGAAACACTACAGGCAAGACTTGAAGGTTTGCAGAAGGATAACAAACGACTGTTGGATAGGTATGGGGATGGTGTGAGGCCCTCGTGGGTCTCAACTGATATAGCTATCAACTCACAGAGGATTAAGGATACACTGGAAGAAATCAGACAGCTAGACAGTGAGTGGTCAGGTGGCTATGGCAAGGGGCCGATCTGATATGTTGCTAAGGTATTTTATTAGGGTAGGTATAGCCTTATCGGTCCTAGTTAATGTGATACTAGGTGGTGAAAGCAACCAGACATTCAGTGCCAGAAACTGGCAGTGGAGCAAGGATGGTAGACTAAATGCGGTCTGGCTTATTGACAAGGTTCTAGGTGTTGGACACTGTGTGCAGTGTTGGGTTTATTGGAAAGTAAGAGAAGGGAAGTGGTAGTATGAAGACTGAATATGAAAAAAATTTCAACCAAGGGTTTAGTTGGATTTATGTTGTTGGTTCCTTCGAGCATTTAGAGTGTGTTAAAATAGGGATGTCATCAAGAACCACATGCAAAGGAAGGATTCAACAACTGCAAACATCTTTTCCATATTTGTTACACAGCTACGCAGAGTTTCCAGTAAATAACCACCATGTGAGGAAGGTTGAAAAAATAGTACACCATAAACTAAAAGAGTTTAGATTAAAAGGCGAATGGTTTTCACTGCATCCAAGAGATGCTATAGAAAATATAAAAGAAATTTTAGAAGGGAAGTGGTGATGAGTGTTAGAAGTTGGTACGAAACTTTCGTTGTAGAGGTAGGCACCAAAGAAATATTTGTGGATGCCTACGGCTCAGATAACAGAGAGCCTGAGTTCAAGGTTGAGGCTGGGACAGACTGGGAAGGTTTCCCTGTGCCTCTATCAGATCAGGAACAGGCAGCAGCTATTGGATGGGTGAGGAAAAACTATGGCATATGAATGGCAGTATATAGAGGACGTCATAAGGGCCACTGAGAGAGCCTTAGATGATGCTATCTGGGATGACTTGGACCCTACCTACCTAGAGATAAAACTTAATAGCCTGAGGGCAGCTAAGAGTATGGGGGAGCAGTATGTCACAAGCTGGTGATATAGTCTGGACTATCATTGTAATAGCAGTACTGATAAGGACCGATCTATTGCTTGTAGGTTTTTATCACATACTTAAAACTTTACGGTTGACAGATTAGAAGGTGGCTGTATACTACAGCTTGTCTGTCCCCAGTGGTATATCTACTATTAGTATATAACTAGAAGGATAAAACAATATGACACCACTTACATGCATGGCACTAGCCCTATACTTTGAGGCTAGAAGTGAACCAGTAGTTGCACAGATTGCAGTAGCTGAGGTAATATTAAATAGAGTAGAGGATACAAGGTTCCCTGATGATGTGTGTTCTGTAGTCTACCAACCTAAACAATTCAGTTGGACACATGACGGTAAGTCAGACACACCAAAGGACCGAGAGGCTTGGCATAATGTTAAAGACCTAGCAGCTGATGTGTTGGCTTACCCTCAGACTATGGTCTTAGGACATGGTGCAGACCACTACCATGCTGACTATGTAGACCCATACTGGGCTGACATCTTGACACCTGTAGGTAAATATGGAACACATATATTCTACAGATGGGAAAAATAGTATGATGGAAAACGATAACGAGTATGAGATACCACACCAACCCTGTCCCTTTGAGGATTGTGGTAGTAGTGATGCCTTCTCTTACAACACAGAGAAGATGACAGGCTTTTGTTTTGCCTGTGACAGAGGATACCCACGCAGTGGGATGGAGTTAACCGAGTGGGCCAGAGATACATACCCACTGCAAGAAAAAGAAGGATATACTACGATGGCTGTAGCACCAACACCAACTGAGTTACTGACAGCAGAGACACGAGAGTTTCGAGGGGTGACTGTAAAGACAATGGACTTCTATGGTGTGCAAACACTTGTAGGTCAGGATGGAGAAGCTAAGAAGCAAGCATACATCTACCCATCTGGTGGACGTAAGATAAGGTCAATGCCTAAAGCATTTCATACTGAGGCAGGGTTCAGGGGTGATGAGTTGTTTGGCATGGACAAGTTCAATGCTGGGTCAGCTAGGATTGTAGTCATCACGGAGGGTGAGGTGGATGCACTGTCATCATACCAGATGCTAGGCCAGAAGTATCCTGTAGTATCTCTACCTTCAGCATCCCCCAGTAAAAAGTTGTGGCAGGGTGAGGCAAAGGATTGGCTTGACAGTTTCGAGAAGATCATTCTGTCTGTAGACAATGATGATGCAGGTAATGGTATAGCTGATAAGATTGCTGGGTTGTTCCCCAACAAGACCTACCGTATACCTCATGACAAGTACAAGGATGCCAATGAGTTCCTTGAGGCAGCAGCTGGTCAGTCCTATCGTGCGGCGTTCTACAATGCCAAGAAGTATACACCACAGAATGTATGGAATACACCTGAGCAGTTCTTGGGTATCCTACATGAAGAAGATGATGCCATGTACCTGCCTACAGGTATCTCATCCTTCGATGAGGTAGCCTTGGGTCTCATGCAAGGACACCTGACTGTGTTCCAAGCACCTGAGGGTATAGGTAAGACTGAGTTTATGAGGTACTTGGAGTACCACTTCTTGTCTAACCATAGAGACATACCGATTGCTATCTGTCACCTTGAAGAGACAAAGAAACGTGGGTTGCTGGGGCTGGTGTCCTACAAGCTAGGTAAGAACCTGACACGTAAAGACTTGATCGACGAGGCTGAAATGGCTGAAGAGGTTGACCAAGCCTTGGTTGAATTGACTGAGAAGGAGAACCTCTACCAGTTTACTATCGGTGTAGACGAAGACCCAATGGAGATACTTAACCGCATTCGTTACTTCAGTCAGGCATGTGGTGTGAAGTATGTATTCTTTGAGCCTATCCAAGACTTGGCTTACTCAAGACAGACAGATGAGAGTATTGAGAAGTGGCTGTCTGCCCTGTCAGTGCAGCTGTCTCGTATGTCAGCTGAGTTGAATGTAGGTATTGTTACGATTGCTCACGAAAATGATGACGGACAGATCAGGGATTGCCGTACCATTGGCAAGAGGGCTAGTGTTGTAGTCAAACTTGAACGTGACAAGATGTCTGAGGATGATGAGGATCGTAACACTACAAAGCTATTGGTCACCAAGAACAGACCAGCTGGTACAACAGGACATGCAGGGTCACTATCATTTGATTCAGATAGCTTCACCCTCAAAGAGAAGTTCGATAGGTTCGCATGATATGCAGCTACAGTTCACCTTTGTAGATAACACCATGAAGATGTGTAGTAAATGTAAGGAGACTAAGTTATTTGGTATGTTTTGCCGTAATAAAGGTACAAAGGATGGTTATTTCAGTTATTGTAAAGTTTGTACTAAAGCTTACGGCAAAGCTTACTACGAAGCTAACAAGGAGAGGCTAAAAGCTTACAACAAAGCTAACAAGGAGAGGATAGCTGAGTGGGAAAAAGCTTACAGAGAAGCTAACAAAGAGAAGATAGCTAAGAGGCGTAAAGCTTACAGAGAAGCTAACAAAGAGAAGAGAAAAGCTTACAACAAAGCTAACAAGGAGAAGATAGCTGAGCAGGAAAAAGCTTACAGAGAAGCTAACAAAGAGAAGATACTTGAGAAGAACAAAGCTTACAAAGAAGCTAACAGGGAAAGGTATAATGAGATTTATTCCCGTAGACGGGCAAGGAAACGAAAAGCCATACCTAAGTTCCTTCATAACTGTGAGGTAGAAAGGAAAAGAATAATAGATATATTTAAGTTAAGACGAGTTATCTCTGAGGCTACAGGTATTGAACACCACGTAGACCACATGTGGCCTTTGTCCAAAGGTGGACCTCACTGGTCAGGTAACTTACAGATACTCACAGCAACAGAGAACTTGAGTAAGAGTGATAGTGTCTGTAAGTTGACCAAGAAGAACATCAAGGCTAGTCTCAAGATAGCTAGAAAGGAATACCTCAATGAAGATCACAGCAATGGACATAGAGACTGACAGCCTAGCTGCTACCCACATCTGGGTTGTTGTAGCCAAGGATGTTAACACAAAGGTAGTTGATGTGTTCAAGCACCTCGACACTGATGAGGTTGAGGCTACAAGGTTCAAGGCATACTGCAAGGCATACGATAAGTTTGTGTTCCACAACGGCATTGGCTTTGATGTGCCTGTCCTCAACCGTATTCTTGGATACACCATCAAGCCTCAGGATGTAGTCGATACCCTTGTGGTCTCCCGTATGTTAGACTATAACATCCAAGGTGGTCACTCCCTTGATGCATGGGGTAAACGTCTTGGCCTGTACAAGGGTAACTTCAAAGACTTCGAAGGTGGACTGACACAGGAGATGATTGACTACTGCATCAATGACGTAGAGGTTACAGTAAAACTGTTCAACAAGTTCAAGTCAGTTATCTTTGATAAGTCATGGGCTAAGTCCCTACGAATTGAGCATGACACACAGATCATCTGTGAAGAGATGCACAAGAATGGTTTCAAGTTTGATGAGGATCAGGCAGAAGAATACCTCGGTGAAATACTGACACGTATGGAAGAGTTAGAGCATCAGTTCCAACGTGACTTCCCACCTGTCCTGACTGAGGTTAACCGCATCAAGTACAGGCTCAAGGCTGACGGTACACTCTACAAGAATGTAACTGACTCAATGCAGAAGTATCAACGTACACGTAAGGTAGGTGAGGAGCTACTGTGCTATGACTTCGTTGACTTCAAACCCTCATCAACCAAGCACCGCATTGAAAGATTATGGGAAGCTGGGTGGGAACCAGTAGACAAGACCAAAGGACACATAGCCTTCGAGAGAGATGGTACTGACCCTGACAAGGGTAAACAGTTTGCTTTCTATGGGTGGATGTGTAACGAGACTAACCTCAACACCCTACCTGAGGATGCACCGTCAGGTGGTAGGGCATTGGCTGAGTGGCTTACACTTGAGGGACGTAGGTCTAGCCTAGCTGAGTGGCTTGGGTGTGTACGGGATGACGGACGTATCCACGGTAGGTTCAACCACATTGGTGCATGGACTGGTAGACTATCTCATGCTGCACCTAATCAAGCTAACATTCCTGCTGCCTTCCACGGTAAACCAAAGACTGATGTAGAGAAGGTGAAGTCTAAGTATGATGGACCATTTCGTGGACTGTGGAGAGTAGAAAATGGTGGCTATCTTGTAGGCACAGATGCTGAGGGTATACAGCTACGAATCCTTGCTGACCTGATGGAGAGCCAAGAGTATGTAGATGCTATCATCACAGGAAAGAAAGAGGATGAGACTGACATCCACAACCTGAACCGCAAGGCTCTTGGCTTACCCCACATCACGAGGGACATGGCAAAGACATTCATCTATGCCTTCCTGCTAGGTGCAGGTACAGGCAAGATCAGCCAGATACTAAAGACAGATATGAGACAGGCTAACGCAGCCGTCAACAACTTCATGGAAAGTATCTCAGGCCTGAAGAAACTAAAGAAGTCTGTAGTCCCTGCCATTGCAGAACGAGGATACTTCAGGGGATATGATGGACGCAAAGTCAAGGTTCCTAGTGAGCACAAGACACTGGCTGGTATGTTACAGAATGGAGAGAGTACCATCATGAAGTGGGCTACTCGTCAGTGGGTTAACGATGCTAGGGCTGAGGGTATCAACTTCAAGCTGGTGACTTGGCCTCATGATGAGTGGCAGACAGAATGTATTGGTTCGAAGGATCAGGCTGAGAGACTAGGTGCAATACAACGTAAGTCTATTGAGACTGTAGGTGTTGAGTTAGGGATGATGTGTCCCCTTGCAGGATCAACGGACATAGGCAAGTCATGGCTTGACACTCACTAACTAAACAATTATAAGACTTAAATCAACCCTGCCATAAGGAGATACACAATGGCTACTAAATATACAGAAGTTACTACAACAGGTCCAGTCGAGTGGGCTAAAGTATTTGAGAACAATCGTGACATGACAGGTTACGAGGGTGCTTACGTACCATTCGAAGGTGCTTATGTACTACAACAAATCCTTTCTAAGGATGAGTATGCCAAGCTACAAGCAGCTGGCACACAGAAGAAACCTAATCAGAAACGCCTGATGGAAGGTGAGTTAATGATTAAGTTTGAACGTAAACACAAAGTCACACGTAAGGATGGTACTGTACTTCCTCAGGCTGGTGGTGCCCCAAAGGTTACTGATGCTGAGGGTTCCCCTTGGACTGAAGAGATGGGTCTGATTGGTAATGGCTCTACAGCTGAGGTGACTAACCTTATCACAACCTTCAAGGGTGGTGATGGTAAGATGTACAGCCGTACTACAATGACAGGTGTTAAGATCATTGAGCACAAACCTGTCGAAGAAAAAGTAGACAGCAACGAAATGGGGTGGTGATGGACTCTGTACTTTTAGATTTAGTCACTGCTTTTTTCTTGGGTATGACAGCAGCAATGCTTATTGAGATATACTTCCTAAAGAAGAAAATCAAAAGTATACTTGAAGAAGACTAACAAACAAAGGGCATCCCATAATGGGGTGTCCACCCACAGAAGGAAAAGAAAAGATGATCTTCTTACTAATCTGGTTCATAGTTATCCCAGAACAGGGTGTTCGTTACCACCACCTCAG